AGAGAGGACAACGTCAATGAACAGCGTAGGGGTAAAGGCTTATGCAAACTGGAACGAAGGATTGCAAGCAACCATCTCTACCTTGACAGGCTCTAAGGCGGATGCTCGTGGGTATACAGCAATCGTCAATGCTCTTCGTTCTGGAACAGATCCTAACTCTGTTTTAAATGCAGTAAACAACTCTGCATGGCTTTCAGGAAAAACTAATAATCCTAAATACAAGTTTCCAACTATTAAAGGTGGAGGAGGCGTTGGTTATGGAGCGTCTATGCCAAGCCCACTTGATTCAGGAGCAGGAAACAAGACAGTAAACATCACAGTCAAGTTCGATCAAGCGACAGACCAAGATGCAAGACGGTTTGCCAAAAAAGTTAAAGATTACCTCGATCACGACCAGGAAATCTCAATGATAGGTGGTTCATAATGGCAGGCTGGACATGGTCAGGTACAGGATACCCAAGTCCTTCACAAGTTCAACCTGCTCAAAATGCACGACAGAAACAACTTTCGGATGCCGCAAAACAAGCATCTATCAATAACTACAAAAAAGACATTGAAAGTTTTGACAAAAAAATAAAGAACGAACAAAAATTTATTAAGATAAATGCAGAAAATATTGAGCGTTGGAACATAGTGATTAATTCTTCTACAAATCAAACAGAAATTGACAACGCCATAACTCAACGAGCAGAACAACGTAAAGAAATTGCTGCTTCAAATGATCGCATCATTAGATGGATGAAAGATAAAAACAATATTCAAAATCAAATAAATAAACTTATAAATAAGAAACCTGTTGTGCCAGGAAAACCAGGTGGCTCCACAACAAACACTGTCACTCAGGATGGTGGTAACGTGGAGTTCTCTGCGGAATACAAATATAACGCTCCTCTAGTTTCTGGAGCATATTTAAATCAAGGAATTTCTGCAGATTCATTAGGTGGAACTTTAAACACTAAAGGGTTCACTATTAACGCACCAGTGTTTACTGATGCCTATAATGCCTGGAGAGGCGTAAACGGTGGACGTGGAACTCTCCAGATGGATAGAAAATATGTAAACGCTCTAGCAAAAAAACAAAAAGAAACAGCAAGAGCAAAACTTGACCCACAGATGTACGGGTTTAAGTTCTTGTACAACCCAACAACAGTAAGTATGGGTTGGGGAGTGCAGATGATGATGGACCCTGAATTTGAAGCCTCTGGAGAAGATGCCTTTAACCCCATCAGTGCTGGGATGATCTCTAGTACAATTGTTTTTGAGGTGGTATTAAACCGTATTGGTGATTTTAACCATTTGAATGAAGATGGTTCACTCCGTGGCAAGTACCCGTACGGTCAGATCGATGTGCCTACTGAGGATAGAAAACAAATCTACAATCGTGGAACCATGTATGACTTGGAGTACTTCTTTAAAACAATCAATGGTCCTCATGCAACTTTTACTTCTGCTTACAACGGCTTGACAGCAGACGCTGGTTGGCTACGCCCATCTTCTATGGAACTTCATCTAGGTGCTGGAATGCGTTACAGAATCCGTATAAATGAAGTAGGTATCAACCACTTAATTTTTAATGATCGTATGGTTCCTATTTTGTCAAAAGTACAGTTTACTTGTGGTCGTTACAATGACGGTCCTGGAATTCCGTTGTTGCAAACTTCTAGGGGAGGAAATACAGGAAATAGTGGAGGTTCACTAATACTATGATCTATCTTGATAGCAGATACGCTGACGGTCCTTTGTTTAAGGCCTATGACTCACGCACTAACACCTACGAGTTAACGGTGTTCCGTTTGTTCCCAAGTTATCAGGTTCAGTATTTTTATTACACTTGGGTTGAGACAGACCGTCTCGACAGAGTTTCATTGAGGTTTTTAGGCGTTTCAACTTTATGGTGGCAAATCATGGACATTAACCCTGAAATTATTGACCCCCTAAACATTGCTCCAGGAACTGTGTTGAGGATTCCTAATGAGTAATACTACACAGAATCGATTAGGTACTTCGTTTACTGTCTCTTACCCAGACTTTCCAAGTTTTACAATTACTCCAAAAGGGTTTACGTTAATCCAAGAAACAGGTAAACAAGACGTTTTAGAAATTACTTATTTACGAGATAGCATTGTCTTCTACAAAGGATTAAAAACAGGTGCCACTGTTAAGTTGGAGTGGAAAACATCTAACAATATTGTTGGTGAATTCTTTGGGTACGTAGTTGACTACACACCTATCACACAACAGACTCTTCGTCGTCCAGTTACTATACGAGCCATTGGTGCTTCCCTTCCATTAAAAGAAGGTGGTAATAAAATTTGGAAAAACAAGACTGCTCCAGATATCATTATTGAGATTGCTAAGAAGTTTAAACTAAAGCCAGTAGTAACTCCTCACCCAATGATCTTTAGCCAGCAGTCAATGCTTAACCATACCTATTGGGAAAAAATACAAGAACTAGCAGGCCGCATTGGTTACGTTGCACAGGTAAACGGTACAGAGTTGCACTTTCACCCCATAGATAAGATGATTGATAAATTTATAACAACTATTCCAGTGTTATCTTTCTTTGACCCTGTTGGAAATATTTGGAATGAGTTAAATTCTCAGACTTTAGATATGTTTAAACCAAAAGTTGGAGATTACATTGACAAATCTTCTTACTCTAAGAAAGACAAAGTTGTTAGTGGTGTTGATCCTGTTACAGGTAAGTTCTACTCCTCATCCAAATCTCCTACAACTGTTGGAAAGAACTTAAGAACCTCAAACTTAGATCCACTATTCTTGGAAATACTCCCAGGTGCAATGACAGGGAATGCACAGGTAGCAAACACTATTGCTCAAGCCCATGCTCAACTCTCACGTTTTTCAATTACAGCCGATGCTTCCAGTCAAGGTGACCCTAGAATTTCACCTTATAGAACTGTTGAAATAAATGGCACTGGTTCAACAACGGATGGTAACTGGATTATAAAAAAGACACGCCATCAATGCTTCTATGATGGACGCTATGAGGTTGAGTTTACTTGTATGACAGATGGGACTGGAAGAAACAAGTCTTCAGCATTTCGTCCAGAAACTGCCTCTGTTATACCTACACGAAATATTCAACAAGAGTTGAGTACAGGGACTACCAGTAGACCACCAGTCACTAAACTTCGTGCTCCTCAGATGTTAGTCAACAAATCCAATGTGGGATTTAAAGTTACACCAAGTAGATGGGTAGGCAAGTAATGGCTGAAATAGCACTATCTCTTCCGTTTAGAGTTGACCCCTATGGAAAGATCGCTGTGTCCAGTGATCAACAAAAGATATGGGCAGACCGTGTTAGGTCGGTATTGGGGACTGCTCTAAAGGAGCGTGTTATGCAACCCCTATTTGGTACAGAAATTCCATACTCTGTTTTTCACACACAAGAAGATGCTTCTATATTGATTGAGCGAGAAACACAATCAGCCTTTGAGACCCAACTACCCTTGTTGAACTTGCAGTCTGTAACAACAAATTTTGATGAGTTTACTGGCATAATCAATGTCAGCACGGTGTATGACCTGCCTAACAACGTTCAAGTTGAGACAGTTGTTGGTATTGCCTACATTCAAGGAACTAACCCGATCTACCAGGAGACGCTATGAGTGATGTAACGCCAGTTTCAAATATCCCAATTTCAGTTGACTACACAAGCAAAGACTACTATGTACTTCGTGATGAGTTAATTGCTCGTGTGCAAGATCGTTTGAAAGTAAACGGAGAACTTACTTGGACTGCCTCTGACCCCTCTGACTTTGGTGTTGCCCTTGTTGAAGCGTTTGCGTATATGGGCGATCTGATTTCCTATTACATAGACCGAAACGCAAATGAGGCACTAATCACCACTGCAACTCAAAGAGATAGTGTTATCAATATTGCTCGAAACTATGGGTACACCCCAGCAGGATACCGTCAAGCCTTTACCTTACTAACGATCTCCAATACATCCGAAGAAGCGGTAAGTATTCCAGCAGGAACAGTTGTCTCTGGAGAGGTGGTGTCTGGAGAAACAGTTAACACAGTGTATTTTACAACTACTTCAGACGTTACCGTTGACCCGCAAGTTTCTGGAACACCTGGAACAGAGGACATCTCAGTGATAGAGGGTCGCTACGTGACAGTTGTTTCTGACAACGCAAACATTTATGGAGAGTTGATTGGTACCTCTACTGGACTTCCTAACATGATTTTTGAACTAGGTGAGACCCCTTCTGTAGATGGTACAACCGAACTTTATATTCAAGATGGTGACATCTACTCAAAGTGGGTACAAGTTCAACACCTCCTAGATAACGGACCTACTGATCTGGTGTACCAAGTAAACACAGATGCCAATAACAATGTATTCATTACATTTGGAGATGGTGTATCAGGTGTTATCCCAACTATTCATTCAGAAATTCGTGCTAACTACATGGTGGGAGGAGGGTTAATCGGCAACGTACCGAGTGAGACGTTAGTAGATATTGTTTACGTGCCTGGGTTGTCTACAAATGAGACCACCGCTTTGCAATCTATAATTACTGTAACCAACGCTAACTCAGCAATTGGTGGATCAGATCCTGAAACAACTAATCAAATTCGTGTTTCTGCTCCTGCTGCGTTGCGAGCATCAAACCGTGCTGTAACACTTCGAGATTACGCAGACCTTGCACTCTCTGTTAGCGGTGTAGGTAAGGTCAATGCCTCTTCTGAAATTTGGACCTCCGTGACTGTGTACCTCGCACCAAGTAGAAGCAGCGTTGACCCAGATAGTGCACCTGGATTAGATGACGCAGGTGATCCAACTCTTGAATATGATCGCTTAAAAGAAGACGTTGAAACTTTTTTATCAGATAAAATTCTTCTTGGAACAACTGTAACGATTCAACCACCTACCTATGTAGATCTAATAATCACTTTGCAATACGCAAAATTAGACCAGTACACAACGGCAGAAATTGAACTCGCATTAAAACAGGCTCTTCTAACTTCTTTTGGTTACAACGGGATGAATTTCCAAGACACAATCTACCCTCAAGACGTAGAGTTTGCACTTAACCAAGTTCCTGGAGTAAAGACAGTGAAAGTTACAAGTCTTCATATTGAAGGGGACACGGGCTTAAAGACAGTTATTGGAGCAGCAGATGAAATTTTCCGATTCCAAGAGGATAACATAAGTATTGGAACTATCTAATGGACTCGATCAAACGTCTCTACGGTGTGTATAGGGGAATTGTAAAAGACACTAGAGACCCTCAAGAACAACGTCGATTAAAAGTTCAAGTTCAAACTACGGGTGTTGAAGTCACCGACTGGGTTTGGCCTATGGAACCCTCTAGCATTCACACTCAGGTCCCTGTTATTGGGCAAGGTGTCTGGGTAACCTATCTAGGTGGAGACCCTGAATACCCTGTGTGGTTTGGGGCTTTTGGCAGGAACCAAGGTAACAACAAAGTTATATTTGTAAAACCCTTGGATAACTCAATAGTTGTTACTTCTCTAACTCCGTATTTAAAAATAAATGATATGTCTGACGGAACTAAAGAAGTTGACCTTACTGACACTCTCCTATTAATGGCAAACAAACTTAAAAATCACGAAGAACGCATTACATCTTTAGAGCAGCAGGTGCCTGGGAAAGCAAACATTACCCACAGCCATGGGGTTTAGCAAGTAATTAGAGGGCAAACCAGAGAAAATAGACTGACAAGTCTGGAAGGAAGTACAGCGTGACAGCATCATACCCCGCAGCAGTGAAGTCTTTTGTTACAAAAGTTGACTTTGCCGACACCGTTCTTGCCGAACACGTAAACAGTCTTCAAGAAGAAGTAAACGCTATTCAAGCCAACCTTGGAACCTCTATAAAAACTGGTTCTGGATGGGTAGGTACTTTTGACCAAGTTACTAGTTCTTGGGATACCCTTAAAGATCGTCTTGCAAACATTGAGTTTGGACTTGCTGACGTCTACGGTGACTACGTATCTATAGTTGGTGGATCAACCATCACTTCAAGTGGGACCAGTGTTGTTGGGTTAACTATAAAAGCAACAACAAGTCAAACAGCAAATATTGCAACATTTAAAAATTCCAGTAACTCAGAAGTCAGTTATGTAAGCGCTAGTGGACATATCTTTACACGTTCTAAAGAACTTGTGCCAGTAATATATGCAAGCACCCAACCAACAGGATCATCTTTTGCTGCTGGAACTATATGGGTGGACTCTTCGGTGGATGTTGACATCTCTACACCTTCCGCTGCGGCGAGCACCTTCAATGAGACCTTTATGTTGATGGGGGCATGACATGGCAAAAGCATCGTATGTTTGGTCTGGTTCTGATTGGGTAGCGGTTGCATCTGCGGTCCCACAAACACATCAACGAGGAATTGCAACTGTAACAACTACAACCTATACACTAGGAGTAAATGACACTGGTAAGGCTTTACTTACTACTAATAGCAGTGCAGTAACAATCACCATTCCAGCAGATAGCACATACAACTTCTCTGTAGGACAAACTTTTGTAGTCTCACAAACTGGAACAGGTGCTGTAACTATTGCTGCGGCAGTTGGAGTAACTTTAAACTCTAAAAGTAGTTATGTAAACCTTTCTGGTCGATACGCGGAAGCACGATTAATAAAGACTGCTTCTAATGTATGGTTGCTTTCTGGCGACTTATCTTCTTAGGAGTTATTGACCTGTGGCTAAATATAGTAATTTTGTTTACGGAGGCGCCCTATACGGTGAGTCTCCAAAGTTGGCTTACTCTGTTGAGCCCATGTCTATTACTGTCCTTAATTTTAATCAAATTAAATTAACATGGTTATCTCCAAAAGGTGAGTTTACAAAGATTAAACTTGTAAGAAATCAATTTGGATTTCCAGAAGACTCAGAAGACGGTCTTGTAATTTGGGAAGAGTACGCAACAGAGGGAACAGTTAGTAGAACTTCTTTTGTAGACGGAGAAGATAACGAAAACCAAACACCTATCGTTAATGGTCGTCAGGTTTATTACGGAATGTTTTTATTTACTGATCAAAAAGTTTGGGTAAATGCAGGAAAAATAGAAGATTTGATGCCAATAAACCACGGTGTTCACAAAAGAATTATGGATATAATCCCTAAAGTATTCACTAGCGATATCCAAAGTCCATTAGGTGTTACAGATGCTTTATTTTCTGACATTGGGGGTGTAATCTACAACATAGATGATGACTCTATTGTTATAAAAGATAAAAATAATCAAAACGTTGTATACACCTATGGCAAGTACACACCAAGAGTCAGTATAGGTCAAACAGTACTACCAAACACTCTTCTTGCAACAAACTCTGATCTTGTTCTATTTTTAGATGGAATTGCTTTTACTTATGAGCAGTTTTTGTCGCAATTAGATATTCTAAGACCACAGCATTCTTCAGAGGGAATAGCGTTCTCAACTTTAATTCAAAACTTTTTTAGTCTGGGACTTGTTCCAGAACCAGCAATTCCAGTAAAAAATCAAAAACGACTTATTCGTGAAGCACTGTACCTGTACTCTCACAAAGGGATGGAAAGTGGAATAAGTTCTTACGCAGAGTCTCTTACTGGATTTGCTCCAACACTCTCTGTGTCAACTAACCTTCTGCTGTCAGTTCAAGACTCAACTTTTTACGACTCAATAGGTAACTGGACAGCAACTAACGCCACACTAACATCTAGTGATGAACAAGTTCCAGCACCTGGAACCAACGTCATTGATAACGTCTACACAGGTAAACTTGTTGCATCGGCATCTGGCGCTATGCAGTTAGGTAATACAGCGCCAATAACACGTGGAGTACCAGTGCTTCCAAGCACCGAGTACACAGTGTCTTGCAAACTTAAGTCACCTGCTAGCGCTGGCAACATCACTCTTTCTGTAAAGTTCTATGATAAGGACGCTACCATCACAGGTACTACACAGTCAGCAACAGCAGTGGCTGCAAACAACACTTGGAAGAGCGCCTCAAAAACTTTTACAACTCCAGCAGATGCAGCCTATGCAAGTATTCAAATCGCTTACAGCGCAGCAGGTACATACTACTTAGATCAAGTATGCCTTCAACTAGATGACACAGTT